CCAGGCGGCGGGCATCATCGCGCTGTCGCAGACGCCTGCGGGCACGCCGCTGTCAAAACTGTTTACGGTGCATGCGCATCTGAACACGATAAACTATCTGTCGGCGGCAATCCCGTCGCGCATGACGATCAAGGCGGCGGATGCCGATGTGATCACCGGATCCAAGGCGTCGATTGTGCTGATTGACGAAACCCATGTGTTCGCAAACCATTCGCGGGCGGATGGGGTGTTTCGCGAAATCCGGGGCGGGTTGTCGCATCCGCAGAACAAGGGCTTCTTGCTGCAGATCACGACCCAGTCGAAATCGCCGCCGTCTGGCGTGTTCAAGGCGGAACTGGACCGGGCGCGCGATGTGCGGGACGGCAAGCTGCGCCTGCCCATGGTGCCGGTGCTATACGAATTGCCGCCCGAGGTGGCCGCTAACGAGGGTTGGCGCAATCCGGCGACCTGGGGCATGGTCAATCCCCATATGGGTCGGTCTGTTGACCCGGAATTTCTGGCAGATGAACTGCGGTCTGCCGATCGGGACGGGGCGGCGGCGCTGGCAATGTTTGCCAGCCAACATCTGAATGTGGAAGTGGGCCAAAGTCTGCACGGCGAAAGCTGGGCGGGCGCGCGGTATTGGCTGCACTGCGGCCGACAAGGCGGGCTGACCCTGCAGCAGCTGATTGACGAATCCGAGGTTGCGACGGTGGGCATCGACTGGGGTGGGGCGGATGACCTTGCATCGCTGGGCGTTATCGGACGGTCGCGCAAGGATCGGTCTTGGCTGTTCTGGCAGCAGTCATGGGCGCGTCCCACGGTGTTTGAACAGCGCAAGATCATTGCGCCGCAGCTACGTGATTTTGTGCGCGACGGCGATCTGGTGATCGTTGAAAGCGGTGAGGAACAGGCGCAGGCCGGGGCTGATCTGTGCGAGCAGCTGCAAATGTCGGGGCTGTTGCCAGAAAAGGCAGGCATCGGGCTGGATTCGGCGGGGGTGGCGCTGCTGGTGGATGCGCTGGCCGACCGGGGCATGTCAGAGCCGCTGGTGGTGGCGGTTGGGCAGGGCTGGAAACTGCAATCTGCGGTGTCGACCTTGCCACTGAAACTGGAAGAAAAGCGGTTTATTCACGGCGGTCAGCCGATGATGGCCTGGGCCGTTGGCAACGCCAAGCAGGAATTGCGCGGGTCCAACTATGTCATCACCAAGCAGACGGCGGGGGCGGCCAAGATTGACCCCGTGATGGGGATGCTGAATGCGGCGATGCTGATGTTTTTGAACCCGTCAGCCAACCGGGCGGTGGCAACGCCGTGGGATCTGGACCCGAATTATAGGATGATTGCCTGATGGGCCTGTTTGATCGGTTTTCCCGGCGCGCGGCAGCGGTGCCCGCGCCTGAGATACTGGCCGCGCCTGCAATGGCAGTCGGGCCTGAGGAGCGGCATGGCGCGGAAAATCCCGGTGTTCCGGTGACGGCCAGCAATTTTCTGCAGTTTTTCGATGGCGGATCGTCGCGCCCGTTGGAGCCGGTTTCGGTGGCGATGGCGTTGCGGGTTCCGGCCTTTGCCGCCGGGGTGAATTTCATCGCGGGGACCATGGCCGGGTTGCCGCTGGGGGTGTACCGCAAAACCACAAAGGGCCGGGTGGAGGAAACCACCGGAGTCGCGCAGCTGCTGTCGGTGGCGGTCAATCCGGGGATGTCGGCCTTTGAATTCATCCGCTGGCTGTTTGAAACCCAACTGACCCAAGGCCGCGCGGTGGCGTTCATCGAGAAATCGGCGGCGGGGCAGGTGATTTCCCTGTGGCCGATGGACCCGCTGTCCACCGAAGTGTTCCGCCACAACGGGCGCAAGGGGTTTCGGTACCGCGAGAATGGCCGGGTGGTGAATTATGACGCATCGGAGGTTCTGGACCTGCCGTTCATGCTGGCCGAAGACGGGCTGACGCATCGGTCACCGGTCATGATGGGGTCAGAGGTGCTGCGGCTGGCCATCGAGATGACGGCTTACGGTGCCAAGTTGTTCAAGAATGGCGGCGTGCCGCCGTTTGCGATCAAGGGCGGGTTTCAATCTGTGCCCGCGATGGAGCGAGCGTCGGGGGATTTTGAGGCAGCGGTGCGCAATGCGGCCAAGTCGGATCGTCTGGGGTTGGTGCTGCCTGCTGGCATGGACATCGTGCCGATGGGTGTTGATGCCGACAAGATGCAGCTTTTGGAGGCCAAGCGGTTTGTGATCGAGGAAATCGCGCGAATTCTGGGGCTGCCGCCGGTGTTTTTGCAGGATCTGACCCATGCGACGCTGGCCAATGTGGAACAGCAGGACATCCACCTGACCAAGCATGTGATCAAGCGGTTCGTGGAGCAGTTCGAGGCCGAGGCCAATCTGAAGCTGTTCGGCTGGAAAAACCGGGCGAAATATGTGGAATTTTCGATGGATGGCCTGTTGCGCGGCGATTTCAAATCACGGTCCGAGGCCATTGCGCGGGCGATCATGACCGGGCAGATGACGCCGGGTGAAGCGCGCGACCAGGACAACCGCCCGCGGCTGGCGGGCGATGACATCTTGTACATGCAGGGCGCCATGGTGCCGCTGACCCGTCTGGCGACGGGCGATGGTGGCAAGCCTGCGCCGGTGGGCGACGATCAGGGCATGGATTTGGGTGATGGAGGCGACAATGACGCGTGAAACACGGGCCCAATCGGTGCCCGCCGAAGTCAGGGCCGAGGCGGACGGCATCCGCGTGTCCGGTTATGCGGCGGTCTTTGGTCAGGTGACGGACATCGGCGGTTATTTCCGCGAGGTGATCGAAGCCGGGGCCTTTTCAGAAAGCCTGAAGCGCGGCGATGATGTTGTATTCGTGATCAATCACGAGGGCCTGCCGCTGGCGCGCACGGTGTCTGGCACGCTGACCCTGTCAGAGGATGACCACGGGCTGCGGATGGAGACGTTTTTGCGGTCGGATGACCCGGACGTGATGCGGATCATCCCCAAGATGGAGCGGGGCGATCTGAACAAGATGTCCTTTGCCTTTCTGCCCGATGTGCAGGAATGGGACGAAACGCAGGATCCGCCGTTGCGCACCATCCGCAAGGCCAGCCTGTTTGACGTATCGATTGTCACCACGCCCGCCTATGGCGGGACGGATATCGGGTTGCGGTCGTTGGACGCCGCCCGCAAATCCAAGAAAACCCATAACTTTGAGGCAACCGCGCGGCGGATGCGGATGAAGTTGAACCTTGCGGCGAAAGCCCAAGAGAACGGCTGACGGCGCGCGCCGGATGCCTATGAACCGCCGCCTTCGGGCGGCTTTTTCATTGGAGAGACCAAATGAGCAAGATCACCGAGCTGCGCGAGCAGCAGGCGCGCATTACGGCACAGGCCCGCGCCAAGTTTGACGAAATCAACAAGGAGACGCCGAACGAGCGCGCGGCAGAGATCGAGCGCGAATTCGATGTGATGATGGCCGCCGTCAGCACGCTGGAAGCGCGCTGCAAGCGGCTGGAAGATCTGGAAAAGGCCGAAGAGCGGGCCAATGCCGGGGACAACCGCCGTCCGCAGGGTGAAAACATGTCGCTGCGCGCTGGCGGTGGTGAAGGGGTCGAAAGCCATGCGGTTTTGTACCGCCGCGCCTTTGCCAAGATCATTGCGGGTCATGTACAAGATGACTTGAGCGCCGAAGAGCGGACCGCGTTGCGGGCGGGTTCGTCCAATGCCCCGGAATTGCGCGTTCAGGTCGCAGGCACGCCATCAGCGGGCGGCTATACCGTGCCGACCGAACTGCTGAAGGAGATCGACATTGCGTTGATCGCGGGCGGCCCGATGTATGATGGGGCCATCACGCGGGAAATGAAAACTGCCAGCGGCCATGTGATCAACCTGCCCACGATTGACGACACGGCCAAGTCGGCCGGGGCGCATACCGAAGGCAGCGGCGGCACCGATGATGGGACTGAGGATGTGATCTTGGGCCAGAAGTCGCTGGAGGACTATGCCTATGACACCGAATGGCTGCGCTGGTCGTGGAAACTGGAATCGGATTCTGATTTTTCGTGGGAAGGCCTTTTGGGGCAGCTTTTGGGCGAACGTCTGGCCCGCAAGGCCAATGCCCTGTTGACCACTGGCACGGGTGTCGGCCAGCCCAATGGCATCGTGACGGCGGCAGGCCTTGGCAAAACCACAGTCGGCGCGGCGGCGGTGACAGCGGACGAGGTTCTGGACTTCACCCATTCGATTGACCCCGCCTATCGCAAATCGACCAAGTTTGGGGTGATGTTCAACGATGCGACCCTGCTGGCCCTGCGAAAGCTGAAGGATGGCAATGGCGACTATCTGATCCGCGACGCGGGTGATGGTCAGGGCCGTCTGGCTGTGGGTTCGGTGTCGCTGCCCTATCATATTAACCAGGACATGGTGGGCATGGGCGCTGGCAACCGGTTCATGGTTGCGGGCGACTTTGGCCGGTATTTCGTGCGCAAAGTGGCGTCGCCAATGCTGTTTGTCGCGCGCGAGCGGTTTGCGCCGAACATGGGCATTTTGGGTCTGATGCGGCTGGACGGTGAACTGGCGAACACCGCGGCGGTCAAGTACATGCGCAACGCCTGATCGGCGACGTTGAATTGTTGGAGGGGCGGGAAATCGCCCCTCTTGTCCATTCAATGGAGGGTGACATGAAGATCAAATTGCTGGTTTCGCGGGCGGGTGTTGCTGGTGCCCAGAACCGTGGGGATGAAATTGAGATTGAAGACGCTGAAGCGTTGCGCATGATCGCGGCGGATCAGGCCGTGGCGGTCCTGAGCGCCAAAGAGGCAGCGCGTCTGGCCGCCGAAGAGGCAGCGCGTCTGGCCGAGGCGGAACGGATCGCTGCGGAGGCGGCGGCGGCAATGACCGCGCCCGAACGGAATGCCTTGGTGGAAACCGCTGTGAGATCGGAAGAGCGTCGTGTAGGGAAAGAGTGTAGATCTCGGTGGTCGCC